TGAAGGCGAGTATGTTGTACCTGCTGACGTTGTACGCTTTTATGGTGTTAAATTCTTTGAAGACCTACGTACACAAGCCAAAGAAGGCTTTGCTGAGATGGAAGCCAATGGTCGTATCGGTGGAGAACCATTACCACCAGAGGGTATGGAGATGGTTGAGCCAGAGGATGAAGACTTTCCGTTTGACATCTCTGAGCTACAGACAGTCGCAGAAGATCAGCCTATGGTCAATATGAAGGATGGTGGATACTTAAAAGGTTACAATGAGGGTGGAGACGTAACTACACCTGTAATGCCTCAACAGCCTGTTATACCTGATGTATCCGCTATATTTGAAACAAACTTTATGGCTGATAATATTGAGTATAGAGAATACCGTGACCCTACTACAGGTACTGTGGCTACATTGCGTTTTGTTAATGGGCAACCTGATTCTGCAGCAAAGCTACTAATTGATCAAGGATATGTTACATCAGAAAATTACAATCCTGCCCCAGAGGTTACAGTAGAGCAGCCTGATACTGGCGAGTCTTCATCAGTAAGCCCTTCTAATGAAAGTAACTCATTTAGAAATGAAGAAGAGAAAGTAAAGGCTGCTCAAAATACTTTTAAAGACTACTCAAATGAAGACCTATTTGGTTTGGCAGAAAAATTAGGTGATCCTAAAGTAAATAAAGCAATCAGTGGTATAGGTGCATTTGCTGGGCCTGTAGGTCTTATTGCTTCAATAGGTAAAAGAGTTACAGGATTTGCTGTAGCTAGAGAGTTAGCTGATCGTTACAAAGTTGCAAAAACAGATGCAGATAGAGCTAAGATACAGAAACTATTTGATGGCGTTACCACTAGAGGTAAAGAAAAAGGTTCTGGTATTACAGGCGGTGGTGGTCTACTTGGCGGCGGCGGCATCCTTCAAGATGTAGACGGTAATGGTAAAATAGACTTTGGTGATACTTGGTTGGGCGACTTGCTTGGTTTTGACGTAGGTGGATCTGGTATTCAAGGACCATCTCAGTCAGATAGCTGGTCGGGAGCTAGACGTACAGGTGGTACAGGTACAAAGTCTAATACAAATTTAGGTAATCATGTAGGCGCTGTTACTAAAGATGATATTACTAAACCTGCACCTAAACCCTCTAGAGATAGAGATGATGGCCCTTCTGCAGCACAAATAGCACAAAGTAATGCACAGGCTGCGCGTGTTGCTAAAAGTGAAGGCGTTTCTGCACCTACCTCTGGCGGTGCTCGTAGTGTGAAAGACACAAAAGCTGATACTAAAGGTACAGGCAACAGAGAAACCTATGCATCTAAAATAGCTAGAGGTGGTGGCTTTAACAAAGGCGGCTTGATGAAGAAGAACAAAAAGAAGTAATAACTAAACGACAATAAATAACTATAAGGCTACCCAGCTTAGGCTGGCCCCAACATAAAGGAGTAAGAAATGTCGGAAGCCCAAACTATTGCAGTTGAATCTGCATCACATATGCGTAATATGTCTCGCGTACAAAAGGATGAACAGGAGTTAGCTCAGCTTTTAAAAGAGGCTGGCATAAAACAGGACGATGAAGAGCAAGAAGCCTCAACAGAAGAAGCTACTCAAGAGGAACCCAGTAGCTCAGAGCCTGTCGAATCCCCAGTACCACCAACAAGTGATACCAAACAAGAAGAAGCCCCAGAGAAAGCAAAAGCATCCGAAACAGATGACGCTGATCTAAGTGCAGAAGAGAAAAGCTTTAAGAAGCGATACTCTGATATTCGTAAGTACATGCAAGAGAAAGATGCAGAGTATAAAGCGGAGTTAGAGAAGCTAAAAGGTCAACTAGACTTAGCTGCTAAGAATGAGCTTGTACTACCTAAGTCAGAAGAAGAAATTGATGCTTGGACTAAGAAATACCCTGACGTAGCTGGCATCATTGAAGCTATTGCGGATAAGAAAGCTAATGAACGAGCCTCTGACCTAGATACGCGACTACAAGAGATAGAAGGTATGCGTACACAAGCCAAGAAAGAAAAGGCAGAAGTGGAGCTACTTAATATGCACCCTGACTTCGCACAGATCCGCGAAGATGATGCATTCCATAGTTGGGCAGAAGAACAACCTAAGTGGGTACAAGATGCTTTATATGAGAATACAGATGATGCTAAATCTGTAGCTCGTGTATTAGACTTATACAAAATAGATAAAGGCATTAAGACAATGAAGCAGTCTAGCAGCGATAAGAATGCTGCTTCTTCTGTAAAAGCTAAGAAGGTATCTACACCTAATCCAGACGATTCATCTAACTATATTAGCGAATCTATGGTAGCTAAAATGTCTATTAAAGAATATGAGAAGCGCATGGATGAGATTTTAGATGCTCAGCGCTCTGGTAAATTTATTTATGATATGTCAAAGAAGTAGTTGACATTAGCATTATCATAGATAAAACTATAGCATATACACATATATTAAAGTGTGTGTATGCTTTTATTGCAAAGCACAATCGCCACAAATATAAGACTTACCCTGATGTATAGGCCCAGCGCTTACAGAGAGGCATCTCTAAAGCAAAGCTGACTACCCTAGTACAGAAGGCCTCTTTCAAGTGGGTATAGTGTTACTATAAACGCCATATCATTGAAAGGAAACCATTATGGCTATTACATCCGCATCAGGTGGATTTAACGGAAACTTCTCTCCGATTATCTACTCAAAACAGGCACAGATTGCTCTACGGCGCTCTGCTGTCACTAACGCAATTACCAACAACTCATATTTTGGTGAGATTGCAAACCAAGGCGACACTGTTCGCATCCAAAAAGAGCCAGACGTAACTGTTAATGCTCTACAGCGTCATACAAACATCTCTGTTGAGAAGCTTGATGACTCTGACTTTTCATTGACCATCGACAAAGCAAACTACTTTGCCTTTAAGATGGATGACATTGAAGAGCAATTCGCCAATGTAGACTTTGTTCGTTTGGCATCTGATCGTGCAGCATTTAAAATGGCTGACTCAATGGATGCAGACGTACTGTCATACATGTCTGGTTTCACCGCTGCAGGTGCGCTGATTACATCTACCTCTGGTGATGCACAGCACCCAACTGCTGGTGAGCTTGATGGTGAATTTTTGAAAGTGAATCACTTGGACGCTACTGATTTTGGTCAGTTGGGTTCTGCTGACTCAGCTTCAACAGCCTACGCAACTGGTGACTCAATTCCATTGGCCCCACGTTTGCCTGGTGCAACTGCACTGTCATCTGCAACTGTCTCACCTTTGACAGTTATTGCACGTATGGCTCGTCAGATGGACACAGCTAACGTTGACGCACGAGGAAGATGGCTCGTTGTTGACCCGGTGTTTGTAGAGATGCTCAAAGACGAAGACAGTCGTATGTTGAACGCCGATTTCGGTGGTTCTGGCTTGCAAAATGGTCTTGTCTTGAACAACTTACACGGTTTCCGTGTATACGTTTCAAACTCGCTACCTGCTAAGGGTACTGGCGCTGGCACTTCTGGTGCTTTGGCTCAAGACGCCAACTTTGGTGTTATCTTGGGTGGTCAGGATGATGCTGTTGCTTCTGCAGAGCAGATCAACAACGTTGAAAACTACCGTGATCCTGATTCATTCGCTGACATCGTGCGCGGTATGCACCTTTACGGTCGCAAAATTCTTCGCCCACAAGCGTTGGTCACTGCAGCATACAACGCTGCTTAATTAATGTTATACTTAGGGGCTGGCTATATGCTGGCCCCTTTGTGCTTATTATAAAGGATACCTTCAATGGCTATTACTACAGCAATGTGCAACTCGTTCAAGCAAGAGCTACTTGGCGGTGTTCACGATCTTGATACTCACACACTAAAACTGGCTCTAATTAAAGCCTCACCATCAGGTACGTATGGTGCAGCTACTACTAACTACTCAGATGTTACTGGTAACTCAGATGAAGCATCAGGAACAAACTACTCTGCAGGTGGTCAAACACTGGATGGAGCATCAATTACTTTAGCAGGTACTACTGCTATTGTTGACTTTACTGACGAAGTATTTTCAAATGTTACTGTTTCTACAGATGGTTGTATAATCTACAATTCTTCACAGTCTAACAAAGCAATAGCAGTTATTGACTTTGGTGGTACAGTAAGCGCAACAGCCGGAGACTTGACCATTCAGTTTCCTGCAGCGGGTGCATCTACGGCAGTAATTCGTATTGCATAAAATACCTTTAAGGGTGCCTACCTATGACAATTAAGTTTGCGGATCGTGTAAAAGTAAGTACATCTAGTACAGGAACAGGAACTATAAGTCTTGGGTCTGCAGTAGATGGTTTTCAAACCTTTGCTCAAGGGGGCATCCTTAACGGTAATTCAGTAAGGTATACGATTACTAATGGGGATAGCTGGGAAGTAGGAACGGGAGTTTACTCTTCTAGCGGTACTCAAATGACAAGATCTTATGAGTCTAGCTCTACTGGGTCTTTACTTAACTTGTCTGGTACATCAGAAGTATTTATTACTGTAGCCTCTGCAGACATTAACACTTTAGCTGATACTGTACCTAAATCTACAGGTGGGCAGTTTGATGCTAATGTAGACTTTGCTGCAGGTATTGATGTTACAGGTAATATTACAGTTACTGGTACTGTAGATGGACGTGTTGTAGCTACAGATGGTAGTAAGCTAGATGGCATTGAAGCAGGTGCTACTGCTGATCAGACTGCTGCTGAGATACTTACTGCTATCAAAACAGTAGACGGTGGTTCATCTGGTCTTGACGCAGACTTACTAGATGGGGAACATGGTAGCTATTATACAAACAGCATCGCCGCTAAACTACCATTAGCTGGTGGTACTATGACAGGCTCTATTCGTTTAGACCAAGATGCCTTGTCAGCAAGTGGTGGTACTCTTACCATGGACCTAAATGCAGCAAACAACTTTAAGATTACCATGTCAGCAAACACAACTTTTGCTTTTAGTAATGTTTCGGCAGGACGCGGCGGTAACTTAATAATTGTACAAAATGCTACAGGTGGTCACTCGTTTACACTACCAGCAGCTTGTAAAACACCAGTTAACGGTGCTTCTATTGTACAATCAACCAATGCTAACGAAATTAGTATTCTTTCATATTATGTGGTCGATAGTTCAAACATCCTAGTTAACTACATTGGTGACTTTGCATAGGGGGCCGTAGTGCAGCAGATCGGCTTTCAGCAAAAGGTAGAGTGGAATACGTCAGTTTCGACTAATCGTAGTACTACTACTACGTTCAATACTAGTCGCAGCACAACCACGACTTTCGCTACTAGTCGTAGTACGTCTACTACCACTACAACTACATTTAATACATCGCAAAGTACTACAACAACGTTTGCTACTAGCCAGAGTACTACTACGACTTTTGCTACTAGTAAAAGTACTACGACTACGTATGTAACTTATTACAATACGTCACACAGCACTACTACCACATTCAATACTAGTCACAGTACAACGACAACTTTTAATACTACTAGAAGTACTACGACAACTTATACTACATATTATAATACCAGTCATAGTACAACTACAACGTATGCTACAAGCCGAAGTACTACTACTACGTATCAAACTAGCCATACAACTAGTCATAGTACTACAACAACGTTTAATACTACTAGAAGTACTACAACTACATTTAGTACAAGTAGAACTACTAGTAGTGTGTTTACTACTACTTTTTCAACAAGTAGAACTACTGCAACAACTTTTGCAACTAGTCGTACTACGACTACTACTTATAATACTAATCATAGTACTACTACTACTTATAATACAACCCGTATTACAACTACTACGTATCAAACTAGTCATACTACTGAACATAGTACTACTACAACATTTAGTACCAGTAAAAGTACAACCACGACTTATTCAACTAGCCGTAGTACAACAACAACATATTCAACAAGCAAAAGTACGACTACGACTTATAGTACCAGTCGAGCAACGAGTACAAGTCATAGTACAACTACGACTTTTAACACTACTAGATCTACCAGTACAAGTAAAAGTACTACAACAACGTTTAATACAAGTTTTCAAAACTACGTTGCTACTGACTATATGAATGTAAACTATGTTGTAAATACTAGTGCAAGTACAAGTAGAAGCACAACGACTACGTTTAATACAACTACAACATTTAGTACAAGTAAAAGCACTACAACAACGTATAATACGACTACAACGTTTAATACTAGCCATAGTACAACTACAAGTTATAATACTAGTCATAGTACAACTACAACGTTTAATACTAGTCATAGCACTACTACAACGTTTAATACTACTAGGAGTACAACAACAGAGTATACTACTTATTATAATACGAGCCATAGTACTACTACACAGTTTTCAACTACTAGATCTACTCAAACGGTTTATAGTACAAATACTACCACTACTACAACGTTTAATACTACTAGGAGTACTACTACAACGTATAACACAAGTAGAACAACTTTTGTTAATACAACCACTACGTTTAACACTAGCAAAACTACTACTACTACTTTTGCAACTAGTCGTTCAACTATTACTAGTTATACTACTTACTACAATACAAGTCATAGTACTACGACAACGTTTAATACTAGTAGGTCAACTACAACAACGTATCAAACTAGTCATACAACTAGTCACAGTACTACTACTACGTTTGCTACTAGTAGGGCAACTACAACAACCTATGCAACAAGCCGAAGTACAACAACAACGTATCAGACAAGTCATTCGACTTCACATTCAACAACAACTACCTTTAATACTACGCGCAGCACCACTACTACCTTTAATACTACGCGAAGTACTACTACCACATTCTCAACAACCCGAAGTACAACAACAACTTTCACTACAACGTTCAATACGTCCTCGACATTTACAACAACATATGCTACAAGTCGCAGTACAACAACAACGTTTAATACACTTCGTGTTACTTCGTTCTACGCATAGGAATAAATGTCATGGAAATGTTTAATAGAGCTTCTATAAAAGAGCGTATTGGCGATATAGAAAAGTCTACCACTCTTCACCACTTGAAGGATTGTGAAAGGCATTTCTTAAAGCTAGCTAAGAAGTATAAGATTGAATATGCTTATGATGTAGTTGCTAATGAGCTTACATACTTTAAAACGCTCCAGTACACAGAATGGGCACATTGTTTTAGTATGAATCCTCTACAACAAGAGCTACGTGTAAAACAAATGGAAGATGCCCTAGCTACATGCAGCCCTATTAAGTATGACTTTATGGGTTACTTTAAGGATAAGGCTACTAGTAACAAATCTAACAAGTACAAACACATCAAAAGCCATAGCATTGAAAGTAGGGATCACCTGATAATACCTGTTGGGTCAAACAAACTAAAAAAAACTATTTGCCTTAACAAGTTGTGTTACTTGCGTGATAAGTACGATGGTAATATCTGGTTTAAGCCACATCCTTTAACGACACATGCTTTAGTAGGTGAGCTACGTGACATATTAGGTGATATGGTTCTAGACAGAGATGCTGATATGTATAGCCTTATGCTAGATACAGACACTGTACATACAAGTCATATGTCCGAAAGTTGTGTTTATGCTGTGGCACTGGGTAAAGATATTGATCCTATCGACGTATATAATGAGGTACACACGGCTTCATTTTATCATATTAACCGTATGATGTTTTTAGCATCTGATCCGTATGAAACGATGCAGTCTTGCTTAAATAGTGTAGAGTGTGGGATAATAAATCCAGAGATACAAGAAGACTGGCAAAATAGAATGAAGCAGTATTTTGAGTACATCTTTGATCAACGCCAGCAACGTAAAGGTCATTATATCTCAACAACAAAAGGGTATGATTACTAATGGCAACTAATGGTGTTACAACAAGGGCAGCTAAAGGTTCTGCACTTACGCATACAGAGATGGATGACAACCTTCTGTGTTTATTCAAAGAGAACCCCACAAATGTGACTAGCAACTACACGATCCGCAATGGATACAACGCAATGTCTGCTGGCCCCATTACAATCAACAGTGGTGTTACAGTTACTGTAGGCTCAGGCGAAACATGGACGGTGGTGTAGATGAGTACCCTTAAAGTAAATGATATTGAAGAAGCAACCTCTGGTGGTGGTAAAATATTTCCAGCAAGGGCTTGGGTAAACTTTTCTGGAACAGGAACTATTAGCATAAGTGATGATGGTAACGTAGGCTCTCTTACTGACGAAACAACAGGAAGCTACACCATTAATTTTTCAAACAATATGGCAAGTGCAAACTATGCCCCAACGGGCAACTCTAACTTTAACAATAACAGATATGGCCCGTATAATGATGGTCAAGTTGTGCCAAGATTATTATCCTCTAGCAGCGTATATGTATTTTGTACAGATGGTGGGGGTGGAATTAATGACCAATATGGCGTGTATGTGACTGTTACGGGGTATCAATAATGACTAAATATACAAAATACAGAGTAGTGTTTGACGATCCTGATGCTCTTGATGAGCCGACTAAGGTTTTAGTTCCAGCGCAACAATGGCTTGATGAAGCTATGGCGGGAAACTTGCCACCTATCTGGGTTTATTGGCAGCTTCAAGATGATGAAGCTAAAGCAATAGAAGAGGGTCGCCATAGCACGTTTCAGCACGATCCAGACAAACATGCTTTGCAATGGACTGCGCCTCGCATTGGGCCTCTAACAGAAGAGGAAGCTATGGAATATCTTGTAATGAAAGATTTACCTCGCAAGTGCTGGGCAGAAGAACACAACCGTCCAATGTTTAAGATTGTGCGTACAGAGGAAGTGCCAAGCGATAGACAGTTTCGTAATGCTTGGGAGATGGCGGCATGAGTACGATTAAGGTTGATGCCATTCAGACAATATCAGGACAAGATGTTGGCATGTGCCGTATGTTTTGTAACTGGTCAAATATAGGAACCCCTAGCATTAGGCGGGGCATGAATACTAGCTCTCTTACGGACGTTGCAGGAAATACATCAGAAGTAAACATGAGCAATGCTATGCCTAATACAACTTATAGTATAACGGCTGCGCATCAGGCTGCAAGTTTAACTACTTGGAATAACACACACAGCTCACAGCATGTAATTATGACTTCAAGCAAAATTAGACAAATTTGGTATAGCAGCGACAGTAACATGCTTTATGTTGCAATCTTCTCTTGAGTTAAAGGAATCAAAATGACACAAACTTTTATTAAAATAGGCGCTACAGATTATAACGCCGCAGACTATACAATACCAGCAGAGCGTACTTTTCGTGAAGGTTGGGAAGCTAATGCAGATACAGGGGTAATCTCTGTGAACATGGCAAAGGCTAAAGACATCTGGCGTGATAAAATACGTCAAGCTAGGACTGAACCTTTAGCGGCTCTCGATACCGCTTACATGAAAGCCTTAGAGACAGGTGCAGATACCGCAAGTATTATTGCACAGAAACAGGCTTTGCGTGATGCCCCTGCACTAGCAAGCATAGATAACGCTACAACCCCTGATGAATTAAAGGCTATCCAACCAATTCCCAATGTAACGGTGGAATAAAATGGTTAGTACAATTCGTGGAAGCGATAACTTCGATAGTCTGACATCCGCTAATCAGGTGCATATGTGGGCTAGATTTAATGGCACAGGCACCATAGCTTATAATGACTCTTTTAATGCAGCCGCTCTAACTGATTTTGGCACAGGAGATTATGCTGTAAACATGTCAACACTCGCAAGTAATGGAAGTTATAGTGTTTCTTGGAACTATAGATTCACTAGCAATTTTAATTCAAGTATGGCGAGAAACGAAAGAGCAGGAAATACAAGTAGTACCTACTACATAAAAACTTCTAGGGATGATGGATTTGCAGACCACCCACAAATCTACGTTGCCGTGTTTAATAGTTAAGAAAAAATAAATGTTAGGTTTTTTACCACTAGCAACTACTACTTTAGCATCCTCTCAGGCAGGTGTTTCTGCAGAGGTGGCTATCACTGGTGTAGTTGCTACTGGTACAGTTTCTAAT